CTTTACGTAGCGACTGTTTACGAGGTCAACCGGCCAGCGCAGGTATGGGAAACTCTGTTCTTAGGAGCTTCTCCAGCCTGGCTGTAGCCAGCAATAAGATTCTTGGTCACCCAAGTCTCTTGAACCTCGTGAACGGGTGCCAGGGCGCGAAGCCGCTGACCGTTCGTAACCTCAATGGTGCGAGTCCCAACCGTAGTCTTGATCTCCAGACCGATCAGGCAAACATCCCCCCCATCCCTTCATCCCCTCCTCCGCTCGACCTTGGTCAGAAGTCGCCCCACCTGTCTTCTGTAGAGCAAACCCCGAAACCCGATCCCCGCATGGTAGTTCTAGGACGATATGTCACAGCGAGTCGAATGCAAATGCTGACTGGTGTGCCGAGTATGGCGTACGCGTTTCCGCGCCAACCTCTCCAGAAGGAATTCCTGGAGCCTCGGACACGCCAGTTCGGCGCTTGGAATCACTTCGGACTAGCCACGTTGTCTCCAACGGGGCCAGCCGAGCGAATCCTTGCGCGCGCAGCGAAAAGATCAGTCGACTATGGCTGTGAAAGGCCGGGACCGCTCACGAGTGCCACTCTAGGTATTACCTTGAATATGACTCGCGCGCGATCGTGCTGCCTATTACGTCCGATTCTGGAAGAGAATACGGTAGGACCACTCGTGGTTGGGGGGGCACAGGAGACGGCATTACGCCGTGCAACCTATGCCCTCGCAACCAAGGGTGTCCCCGAACTCCCCTCCAGAATCGGACGCAAGAAAGCAACACACCCGACCTTCGTCCGCTCGAACTTCCACGCGGTTCTCGAAGCCGATCTCGCGAAGAAGGATCGTGGAAGCCTCCCCCCCGTCACAAAGCCTTCTCCTCCCCCCAATGATCGACACAAGATGAACTGTCGACTCATCAGAAAGAACTGGGACGCGATCCGATGCGCCCTGGAACTCGCTTACGGCACGATACGCAACAACCCATGGTCGCCGAACAATAGAAGAATTGTCCATGCATACACCAGGTTTGTCGAGTACGCGCTAAGAGCGGGACTCCAGAGTGCATCGAAGACCTTCTGCGCCGAAGCTCGTCGCGTGGCGATGAACGGAGGGAAACCCAATAAGGGTCTCCCTCCCTTCACCGGCACGCCACCGGAACGATTGTTCCTAGCTTCGACGCTATCTAGGTCCTTGATCTTGCCACCAGCCTCTAAGGAGGATTTCAAGAAGGCCGTCGATGATTGCGTGACCCGAATAACGACTGAAAGTCCACCCGTGCCTCCGAGTATTATGGAGGCACTCGATCGCTTCATTTTACATCTACTTGCTCGATCTCCGAGCGAACCTCCTCTCACACTGAGAGGTCGCACTCTGCCGATGCCGAACACAAGAGCGGTTGTAGAACAACCGTCTAGTCACGGTGGCGGATTATGCGTGTTGACCCAATGCAAGGGAGAAGTAGAAGATGAACCGACGGAGTTGTTCAATGATGTGGAACAACGAGTGAAAAGAAAAGCAGTCGAAGAGGGTCTCGTCACAATACCACCCCATGCGAGAGACCGAAGTGAGCGATGGTTACACGCTCGCACCCTACTCCGCGACGAATCCAACCCTAACGCACTAACACTTGATCTTGATCCTGATTGGGTCAAGTATCAAATGCTAGAAGAACTCCTCGATGATGATGAGTTCTGCGAGAGGGCAGTTTGGTCGCGCGACGTAGCGCCAGAAGGCGACTTCGGTCTTAATCACGCTAAGTTCAGTTCAGGAGATATCGCCAGTCGATTTATGGAGGCAGTGAAGTCCTCTCAATCGAATCGAGTTTGCCAGATGTTAGGCATAAACACGTCTGACGGTAAAATTCGCGTAGCGACAATTCACACCGCGACGCAGGCCTGGGTGGCCCGCGCGATGAGTGCGGTGTTGACGCCACTCGTGAAGAAATTATCCTTCACGCGACGAATTTTACGCGAACAGACGGTGCTTCTCAAACGTCGAGAAGAGACCGCGCTCGCGGCTGGTAAATATCGCCTGTATTCCGCTGATTTCTCAAAGTCCACCGACCCTCTATCTATTCCGCTTGTTCGGCATGTTCTGGAACAAATTAGCAGGCATGTTGATGTGCCTAGCTGGTTCGCAGAAGCAATACCAAGTGTTATTGCAGAACATGAAATAGAAGGTCGAAATCTCACCACAAAATGCGGGGCTCTCATGGGCCAAGGACCGGCATGGTCAGTCCTCTGTATTCTAAACGCTTTCTGCGCAGAATACCGAGGAGCGACTCGTGGGTCATACGCTGTTTGTGGTGATGATTTGTTGGGCTTATGGACAAAAGCAGAAATTCAGAACTTCCGCCAAAACACCCGCTACTTCTCTCTTGTGTTAAATGAGGAGAAGTCGTACGAGTCTTGGCGGTATGGAGTGTTCTGTGAACGATTTGCAATCCGCGACAGCCCCTACACCGCATACGCTCGCCCATGCATCCGCATAGGAGAAGCGAGCGGCGCGAAGGCCGTTGACGGAGAGAAAGGTCGCGCCGTACACGACCACCTGCGAAAGATTGCATTTGGTGGCCGTATGCGGTCGAACATCGCTAAGGTCGAGTCGCCGATCCGACGACTCGCAGCGAGAGTCCTCTCCCGAACCGCGATCAATGTGCGCATTCCAGGTTCGTTGGGAGACGGTGGAGGCGGCGGCGGCAAAGCCACCGCCCTCACCGTTCTCAACTACATCCGGTTTGGGCCTGTCCCGCTCTACAAAGCGGAACAGCTCGAAGAACTTCGCCACCTGCGACGAAGACTTCGAGACATTGAAAGCGATCCAGCAGGAATCCCCGTGGAAGACGTGTTATCCCGAGCGAGATGTATACTCGAGAATAACCGTAAGATCCAGACCGCCGCATCGCCCGAGCAGAAAGAGACGCTTAGTCGACAAGAACAGTGCAAGTTAATTAAAACCCGCCTGCGCTCGACGAAAAGCTTAATGAAGTTGTTTAAGGGGCCCATAGGACTCCTCAAACACATCATCTCTCTCTCTACCCGCGCGATAACGCCGGTCTTCCCCTACATACGCCTCCAACCTCAGCTCGTTCGATCCATTGAGATCGCGTTGCGACACCGACGACCAAGTTTGGCTTTGAGCCTAGCTAGGAAGTCTTGGCATCGCAAGGTTCGATCTCTGGACGCGAAGATGGAGTTGGATGTTATATTGCCCAACCAACCTGTCCGATATTCGACAAAGTTGGTCCCCGCACCTTGGGTGTGGGATTCAGATACCGCTCTTTAGAGACGGTC